TAAAACGGGAAGATAAGCAACTTTCCATTTCGGCTACAAAAATCAAGTTCGAGCGCTTTGTTTTTAACATCACAAAATGCAAGCCTTTACTCGATCATGTGGCCAAATACCGTAAGAAATGGAACGAACAACAGGGAAGATTTGTCGATGAGCCTTTACATGATGTTAACTGTTTTGTTGCCGGGACACTTGTAGATACAATTTCTGGTGAAAAACCTATTGAAAATTTGAGAGTAGGTGATGCTGTAAAAACTCCGTTCGGATATCAAAAAATTACAAAAACATTTAAATATAAAACAAAAAAGCTTGTCACGGTATCGTATGGAGGTAAAAGTATTACTTGCACACCACATCATAAGATATTCACAAATAAAGGTCTTGTTTCCGCCGATTCATTGAGTTGTGATTTTCATATTATCACTAAAAAAAACGAGGATATATGGAAAAAATATACATACCCTAGAAAGGAGAAAAACTTAGGATTCAAGGATTATTTCTTATCAATGAATCAGAAACAATTATCTTTTTTGATGGAAGAAAATACAAGAAAAATAAATTCAATTATTGGCTCGGAAACTCTTGCACACTACAACGCTGCTGCTCTAAGTCTTGCGGACAAATTCTCGGGCACAGAAATCGAAGTTTATGACATAGAAGTTGAACATGACCACTGCTACTTTGCCAACGGATTTCTGGTTAGCAACTCAAATTATGCTGATTGCGTACGGTATGTTTCGTCCGCTGTCACATACTTAGAATCAATGGGAAGCCATTCCGGCGCTTTAGAACAACACAGAAAGTTAACCGAGCAGCGTAGCCGGATGATATAATCTTTTTTGTTTAATCCTTTTTTGTCATCAGGTATACGGAAGAAAAACTTTGTAGGCCTATTTGTGTCCGATCAGGAAATAAGACAAGAGTTCGATGAAAATTATCGTTATTCTTCGGATTACTGGAAAGATTTCCAGAGAGATGCGCAAATCTTCACGCTTGCCGCTTCTGGCTATACGTGGAGCGATCAAGAACGTAAAATATTGGTCGCTTCTGGGAGAGATCCTCTAGAATTCAACATCATCAGACGGCCTCTTAATTTCTTTTCGGGCTATCTTCGTGACAACATCAAAAGCATTGTCTATTCCCCGGTAGAGGGAAGCGACCAAAAGACCGCCGATCAGCTCACAAAACTTTCGTATCATATCTGGGATAAGGGTTTCGGTTATTCGACATTTTTAGATGCTGCGGATGAAGGCTTTAAAAGCGGTATCGCCTTGTGCGGTATCCAGATGGACTATTCCCGTGATTTTATAAACGGTGACATCTCTTTTTATAAGCGCACATATAACAGCTTTTATCTCGACCCGATGTTTGAAAGCATTGACCTCAAAGATTGTGCTTTCGGTATTACCCGCGACTTAGTCGATAAAAACTATGCGAAACAGCTGTTGCCCTTTATCGATCCCGGTGACATTGATGATATTGTGGGCGGTGCTCAAGATAACAAGTTTCTTTCCTTCCATCCGCAGTTTCAAACCTATTCTCGGCGCAAGAATTTGATCGCTTACGATCAGTATTACCGACGCATCACAAAGAAGCGTAAATTTTTGGTCGATGTCGAATCGTCGTTTTATCGGGATATCACTGATTTACCGAAAGAAGAGCTCGACACATTAAAAATCGGCATTAGACGTTTGAGAAGAACACGTGAAGAGTTTACGGCGCTTGATTACGATCTTTCAGAAGTGCCGAATGTCGAAATCATGGACATCGATCGCGACTTTGTAGAGCTCAATATTTTGCTCAATGGGCAATGTCTCTACCAGGGAGACGATAAGACGGGCGTTAACAAAACGTTTCCGTTTGTGCCATTGATTTGCTACATGGAACCCTCGATATGGATGCCATCACAGCGCTTGCAGGGTATTGCCGCATCGAATTGGAGCCTTCAGCGTCAGTTCAATAAGCGCCACATGAAAATCATTGATATGATGGACAGCACGATATCAACGGGCTATAAGTATTTGATCGGCTCGGTGCCAAATCCTGAGGATTTACAGCAATCAGGTCAAAACCGCTTGATTGGCGTGAGTTCCGATCCTGTAAAAGCTCCGCTTGGTCTCGGTAGTGTTGAAGAGCTCCGCGGTGGTGGTGCAAATCCTGATTTGATGGCTTATCAGCAAATACTTGATCAGCTTTCGTTAACCCTATCCAATGTCAATGAGAGCAGCTTAGGCGTTGATGAAGGCGGAAATACGCAGGTGTCCGGAAAGTTAGCAGAGACAAGAATCGCCCAAGGCCTTCGTGGTAATCGTAAGATTTTTGATAACGTCGAGACGTCTCAGCAGTTGTTGGGGGGTATTATTCTTCAAGCCATTCAAGAAAACTACAAGCCAGCAAAAGTGGAAAGAATCATTAACGAAGAGCCCACAGAGCAGTTTTACGACAAGAACTTTGAACAGTATGACTCGACGATTAAGGAAGGCGTGAAATCTAAATCTCAGCGCGACGCTTACTATTATGAGCTTGTCAATCTTAAGAAAGATGGCATTGTCGATGTTCCCGAAAGCGAAATCGTCCGTTCTCTTTCTATTGCAGGCCTTAGCGATCTTGAAGAAGCCATCGCACAGCAAGAAGAACAGAAAGCCGCACAGCAACAGAAAATCGATGCTCTTGAACAACAACAATTAGAGCTTGGAAATGCCCAAAAAGAACAAATGCTGGCACTCGCACAAGAGCGAAGAGCCCGAGTGGTTGCCGACATTTCGCTTGCAAGTGAGAGAGCTTCGGAAGCGGAAGAAAACAGAGCGCAAGCAGCGCTTGCTCGCGCGAAAACAATCACGGAAATTGGGAGCATGGAAAATGAAAAAATTCTTAGAGTGCTCGAATTCGTGAATCAGATGGAGCGTGATGAAGCGGAAGATCGGATGAATATCGACAAACAGATCCATGCGCAATCCGACGCAATCAACACGGAAACGCAAGGGTCGGCTGAAAACATACAAGCTACACAAGCACAACAGCAACCACAAGAAACGCAAGGAGAGATGTTATGACCGCTCCGTTATCTGTAAACGCTACAGCCAGCAACTCACGGCCCACAGATTGTGATTACCCGATTGTGTCGAAGTGCTGTTTATTCCCATTTGCTGCGCACCAACGTCACGACAAAGAGTGTCCAGCTAATAAAATGCACACAGTAGTCGTTAAAATCATCGTGGATAAAGACGGCGACGCTCATGCCATCTCACGATTATACAAAGCTTCCCAAACGGGTGAATAAAAAAAAGGAGGTATGCAATGGCATACGGAAAACCAAGCAAGTCAGGGTCGATGACAAGCCCCAAGGGACTTTGCAGCTCTAAAGGCAACCCATTAAGGGCGCCTAAAGAGCTCAAAACAGCAATCGGGCCTAACTCGAACGCTGATTCCCAAAAAGCCAACAGGCTCTTGCAGAAAGCTCAGAAACAGCAAGATAGCTTGCGTGGAAAGAGTGGGATGTAAAGATGAATGAAAAAGACGTGGGTATATGTCCTGTAAGCGGTTTAGTGCTTCCCCGACAATTCATCGATGAAAAAACATCGTTAAAAAATTGTATTAATGAATTGTTAGAGAAAACCATTAACTGTTTGTCACACATAAAAGAAACCTATTTTTTGACATTGCACGCAATGTTCGATGAATTTGATCCCACGGTTTTCAAGATGAGTGCTCCGAAAGCGAGTACCAAAATACCAACCTTTCGCAGTAATACACTCGTTTATTGGGTCAGCCCACAACGCGGTATCTGTGAATTATTATGGATGGTTGCACCCGTAAAGAAGGGGCAAAAACTAAAAGTAGAATTTAATCAAAATGGCGTTGCTTATCTACAAGCTAAAGGCGCTATGCCGACGTAGCGGTTAATCGTACGTGTGTTCGTGAGACACTATCTCACGCAAAGGAGTGCTATGTTAGTCGATGAAGTCATAGATCATCAAGAAACGGTAGAAGAAGTAGCTGGCGATGAAATCCTTGGAGATATGCAAGCTGGTCTTGAAGAAATTCAAGGAGAAGAAGCCGATCAACAAGTTGAAACGCCCGCTGAAAAGATGGTGCCTTTATCCGCTGTGTTGAAAGAGAGAAAAAAGCGGCAAGAGTTGGAGATGCAGACCACGTGGCAGCAACAACAATTGCAGCAATATCAACAACAGCAGATTGCTCCAGTTGACCCTGTTGACGACTCAAGTAAATATGAGACCGTCACCCGGGAAGAACAGCAGAAGGCACAGAATGATACCATCAGGACTATCGAAGAGCGTCAATGGATGCGCGATAATCCAGAAAAGATGGAAATATTAAATGAGCATTTAAAAACTTTCTTAGATCAAAGACCTAACCTAAAATCGGCGATTAGAGACTCTGGCAATAGGTATGAAGAGGCTTTTACACTTATGAATGCATTAACACCGAGACAACAGCAGCAGTTGAAAACCGCATCGGCACAGCCGAAAAAGCCGGCGCCTAATTCGCCCGCTTCCATGCCAAAATCAGCTGCTCTTAATCACGCTGTTGATGTCATGAAAATGAGTGACAAAGAATATCTGGAGTGGAGAGGCTCTAAGCGCAAGAGTAGATAGGCGTAAGGAAAATCATGACTGTTACAACAACAGCAGGCTATGGCTCGATGTCCGATAGTTGGGCGCATCGAGCACTTTTGCAGCGTTCAAAGCCAAGATGTATTCACAATATTCTAGGGAGAGCTTTTAGCCTTCCACAGAAGAATACAGACGCAATGATATTTAGAAGGCAGGAGAATTTAAATTCTGATCCTGTTGTTCTTCCACAAGATTCCGATCCGGCTCCTGAACAAGTGCTGAAATTTGATATTGCAGTGACGGTTCAAGAGTTTGGTAAAGTGGTTCTATTGGGAAGAAAAGTTTTGCTCGTTGTCGAAGATGATACCGCTGTTGAAACAGCCGATAACCTTTCTCAGTGCATGCACACCATGCTTGATAAAGTGACTAGAGACGTTTTTGACAGTTCCGTTGCTTCTATTTCGTGCTTGAATGGTACGAATGGTAACGCAATTACTGAGTTGACGCAAACAGACGTTAACCGTGCAATTGCTTATCTTGATATCAACAACACGGAAAAGATGACGCCAACGATCGATGGATCTTCGCGTTTCGGCACCGGACCGGTGGAAAGCGCTTTCTGGGTAACGGCTCACGTAGCTCTTAAACCAGATATTCGCGCTTTGGATGCATTCTTGCCTACGGCTCAGTACGGGTCTCAAGAAGCAGTGCTTCAAGCGGAATTTGGAGCGACTGACGAAGCTAGATGGTTGACATCAACACTTGTAAAAGTTTCATCAGCAAATCCTCCGGTGTATAACAACACCTTTGTTGGGGCAAATGCATTCGGTTATGTGGGAATTGATGATGTCTCTACAGAGATGATTCTAAAACCGCTTGGCTTTAACGATTACTTGAATCGTTTTCAGTCAATGGGCTTTACAGCATGGTTTGCTGCTGGCATTCTTGATGATAGCCATATCGTTACTCTATTATCAACAAAAGCAGCTGCATAAAAAAAGGAAATATCTATGTCTGACCTATTTTTGGGACAATCTTGCTCAGAGGCCTTCACTTTTCAGAGTGCAGCCGCTGCGCATACATTCACGTTCAATTTCCAGCCGGATAAGGTCGTTTTTAACAACCTGACAGGATGGACATCAACAGCCGGTAAGTTGCCTATTTCTACTTGGTTTAGAGATCAAACAACAGCGGCTCACGCCTATCAGCAAAAGGTTATTGACTCGGCAGCGGCTCAGTCATTTAACTTTGTAGACTTGTCTTCTAACGGGTTTACTGTTGCCGATACAGACGGTGGGCAATCGACATCTAAATGTACTATTAGCGCCGCTACACAAGCTGATCCTTGTGTAATCACGCATAGTACATTTACTTTCCAAACGAATCAGATTGTGCGCATTACTGATTTGGGAAGCGATATGCCGACGGCACGTGGAATGGACCAATTGAACAACAATCGTTATCGTGTTGTTGTTCTTTCTTCGACGACAATTTCGTTGAAAGATCCTATTACAGGTGAGCCTATTGATTCGACAGCATTTACAGCTTATGTAAGTGGGGGCCGTCTCACGTTGGAAACGCATGTGTTAGCGTTGAATCATCCGCAAGTAACGCCTTACAGCAATACTAACCCGTATGATCCAAATGCTTTCCAGTACGATCCGATCTCTTACCAGTTGACAGCTGGAACGGGCGTCATGGGGACAGATAATGATCTGTTCTTTATTGAGTCGTACAAATTCGGTCAAATTACTGCATTGGGCGATTTGGCATAAAGTCAGAAATCAGTCGGTGACATTTTGTTACCGACTGATTTTATACTAAGGATAGATATGGGTCAGACATCACACAAAACGACGGTGACGAATATAACGAACGCATTGCCGTGTGAAGTGACCACAGATGAAGATCATGGGTATAGTACAGATGGGTTTGTCCGTCTCACGGATTTAAATGGACGGATACCGATTCCGCGCGGTGAAGATCCTTTGAATAATCTGAGATGGAAAATCATTGTGACCGGTGACACCACATTTACATTAAAAGATCCGATTACAAACAATCCTGTTGACTCAACGAATTATCCACCGTATGTTGAGGGCGGTTTTTGTAATTTGATAGAGACTAATTTTATTTATAATGCAGACTGAGGAAAAATGGCAAAATTAAAAGAACTTGAGACAATTGATAATGTATTGGCAGCACCTGAAAAGTTAGCGATTGAGGATATGCCTCTCGAAACATTTCGCGATTATCGCATGTATAATGAGGAAGCCCGTCGAATAAACAAGAAATTACGTGTCTTGCGCTACCCAATTAAGCAGTGCCCCGTGGAACTGCATCCGCATCAGCGGGTGCGTTTTAAGCGCATTGATCAGCCTCAGAATACGCTTCCAGTCTTTTTAAGTGATCATCTTATTCATTTCGAAAAGACGCTTTATCCCGGTAAGGATTATGATTTACCCGATTGTGTGATTCATCATCTCGAAGAAAAGGGTTATCCGATTTGGGATTGGGTCGATTTGCCGGATGGATCAAAAGAGACCAGAATCATTAATAAGACACCCCGATTTTCGTTGAGAACGGTGTATAAGGAGTCCGATTAATGGCACAGGGATCACGCTATGTTTCAGATGTTTTGAGAATCATGCGGCAAGCATTGCAGCGACGCAATGCTAATGATCCCGATGCTACGGATGCCGTATTTCTAAGGTATATCAACGACTTTGTCAGTTTGACGATGTCTAACGATATGCGCATCGCGGAACAGTTTGGCACGTTGTCATTTACCGTTGATGAAAATAGCTTAGACGGCGTTTACACATTCAATGATGTGGCGGCCTCAAGCGATTTCGTCGATATTTCAAGCGAAGCGTTTATCTCTCTGTATGATCCCGTGGACAATTCGATTTCATGGAATGAGTTGTTGATTTATTACGATCCGCAGCAGTTTTTCGAAATGTGGGGGATCAACAATAATGAAACGCTGATTCGTGGCAATCCGACCGAAATGCTTTTTTATGGCAATGAGATGACTTTTCGGACATTGCCGGATACCTCCTATCTCGTTAAAATCTATGGCTATAAGAAATGTAACGATTATTCCCTTGAAGGCGATCCTGAGCTTCAGTTTGATTACTGGTTGCGCTATGTCGCTTATGGGGCGTGTGTCAATTATGCCAATGATTACGGCTTTGATCAAGAAGCGTTAGATCGATTGTACAAAACATTCAATCGTGAACGCTGTTTAATGCTCAATCACACACATAATCGCATCAAAAAAAGTCGCTGTTTCCCTCAATTTTAAAAGGAATGAATTATGGCATGGTCTTCACTCGCACCGGACGGCGCTAAAAGCGTAAAAGCAAATTTCCCGATTTTGTCAGCTAACACAACCTACACTCAAGTTACGTTAGGAATGGTGGCTAATGGATCAGCAAATTCAACGTCGACTAAAGATCATTATTGGAATATCGATAGTAATTTTGATGGTCGTCACCGTTACATCAATTCCCCTGCGTATACTACCAGCACTGCGGGCGCCGTTGATCCTCTTATTGGTGCTGGTATGGATGCTGTCTTGTACGCGAAAAGAAAACTGGTAGGAGAAGCCACTGCTCAACAGGACGTTCAGTTCTTTCTCAAGAATAGTTCTCAGGTGATGCAGATGTTAGGTATTAGAGCATGCATTGTTTTTAACTGGAATATTCCTGTTCCTACTAATCCTACGGTAGTCTACTCGCACAATTGCACACTTGATGCCTCGTTACTTGGTCAAGGACTTTCTGAAAGACGCTTTTCAATGCTTTTCACAGAAGCATTGCCAAGCGTAAATTATCTTGGTTTTGGTGGTGCAGTAGGAACGACAGGTTTAACATCTGCTCAAGTTTTCCCTAATACGGGAGCTGTTTTGAGTGACGTAAAAACACAAAATTTCATGCAATTTTATATACAAAACACTTCTAATAATTTTACGCAATTTCGATATCCCATTCAGGTTTGGGCATTTGTTTTCGGAGGCTAATGGATATCTATGAAATTACAGCATGGTCATCGGGTGTTAACAAGTCAGGCGTTAATTATTTGCAGCCATCGGATTCTTTTCAAGATGTTATTGACGGCTATATTTATCGCCAAGTTTTGCAATCGCGTAGAGGATTCGGTTATTTTGCTCCTAGACTAGCCGGGGCTACACGTATTATGGGGATCTTTGACTTCATAAAACCTGATGGGACATATGAATTATTAGCCACGGATTTGAACTTTCTTTATCGCTACAACACAACTACCGGCGTTTTTGATCAATTAGCATTTGGTGGCTCGATGGCTGGTTATGCAGGATTCGCAATCGGAGGAGTGCCTAAGGATGACAATGACGGCTATATATCCGGTGTCAGCTATCCTACCGCTTCTAATGGAACGCGCTTCGTATTCACAGGGAAAGGCATTGCAGCCAATGCAGCAGGATCAGCAGTTTTCTTTTATGACGGGACAAATGTAAAAAATTTTACTAGTGTCATGGACAATCTAAATTATGCGGCGCCGGTAGAAGGCGCTTTATCCCGTGCAACTTATGTCTTTTACCTTAATGGACGTATCAATTTTGTTATTCCGACGGTGAATGCTGTGCAGCGCAATCAGGGCGTTCTATACTCGGGTATTCGCACGACAAGCGGAAACGGGGATAAATTCAATGTGGCAGGGGCAGGCCTCTTTCAATTTAGTACGTATGAAGATATCCGTTCTTGCGGCATCTTAGGGGATGACTTGATTGTATGGTTTTCAAATTCCGTTCGTGCATTGGAAATCACTTCTGATGCGTTTAACCCCTATCGTCCTTACAATATCCCGAGTGCAATCGGCGTGGATGCACCCTTCTCTTGTGTTTCTTGGGCTCAAAATAATATGGCCTTGGGAAAAGAAGGTGCTTTGCAAACAGATAGTCGAGCAGCATTACGTTTCGATAATAAAATCCCCTCATTTACAGCAGATGAAGTTGATGAGCTCAATTTTGGATTGACTTACGGTGGCTTTGATCGCATTACAGGGCAGTTTCTTTGGTTTTATAAATCAGCTGATTCAGATGCTTCTGATATCACTCAAGATAAAACACTGGTATACAATTACGAAGAGAAAACGTGGTCAATTTACAACCAACGCTTTAGCGTATTAGGTCAAACCGTTGTAGGCACGAATTTAACGTGGAATGACATTGATGAAACTGCCGGTAATCTCTCATGGAGCCGATGGGATACGACAGAGGAAACATGGAATAATATTGGAATCGGAAATAATATTAAGAAAACGCTTGCTGGTGATGATCTCGGATTCATCTATGAATTGAATCAAGATTTTGATGACTATTTTGCTTCTGTCAGTGCGATTACTAAAGCGTCTAATGCTGTGGCAACCATTAGTGCATCGTCTTTTAAAGCGGGTGACGTGGTCATTTTTGAAAATATCGAAGGGATGACACAAATCAATGAAATCGAGGCGTTGATTGTTTCTGCAACACCAACCAGCATTACAACTAACATCGATTCCACCTTATTTGATACCTTTACAGCTGGTGGAACGGTTACAAAACCTGTGCGTTTTTCCGCTAAAACAATCCCACTGAATCCGTATCGCAACCAAGGAAGAAAAATCCGCATTGCTTATGTAGAGTTTTTGCTCGATTGCAATGGGGGATCACTTAATGTCGATGTCTATGATGATGAAAATGAAACGCCTTTTTTAGCAGATCGACCAATTGCAACAACTTTGACGACGCAAGAGCGGGAGTGGGTGACGATGACCGTCAACCATGAAGCTAATTTCATCACATTTGCTTTGAAACAGTCGAGTTATAAAAATCAAATTAGGCTCACCAATATGCGCATTCATGCGTTGCCGGGAGGATTAACAAGCTAATGGGTAAAATTGCAACCACTTTTAACGTCGGTGATCGCACAGCTATAACCCCAGAAAAGCTTCTTGTTTTGATGGAGCGCATGTACAAAGATTTGGCAGAGGCGGTAAATGGAAAACCTGATATATACGAACGTACAACGGATGGCCAAACAAGTGATACTTTTCTGTCTCAGGGGTCTATTAATATCAATACGGCAACGGATAAAGTCGAGATGCTGACAAATCACATCGACACGACAACCGTTACTTGGAAAACACTTACTTAGAGGGATTTATGGTTTTACCACTCTTAGCAGCAGCCGGAATATCAGCAGCGGGTTCGCTTGCTTCGGCGGGATTATCATCTGGTATCAATGCCTATAGCCAACGCAAGCAAAATGCGGCTCAAGGGAAGGCAAATAAGCCCTATATGCAACATCAAGAGCGTAAAAATAGGCTTATTGATGAGCTGCTTGCTTCGATTGAGGGTAATGGAAAATACAGCGGACTTTTTAAAAATAGTGAAGCTGATTTTCAGAAATCCTTTGTCGATCCTGCTAAAGCGCGGTTCAATAATCAAATAGCTCCTCAGATTCAACAACAGTCTATTTACGGTGGCACGGACAATAGCTCTCAATTGGATGACCAGCTTTTACGTGCAGGTGTCAATATGGATCAACTGTTGAATCAAAGCTATGCGGACTACCAAAACAAGGGAAAGGATCGTATTCAAAATACTTTAAATTCGATTCTTGGACAGTCGGCACCTATGCCTTTGCAAGCACAAACGAATCCTAGTCCGTGGGCAGATGCAGCCCAGGGCTTTTTGCAATCAGGTGCTTTAACGAATTTAATTGGCGGACTTACTAGCGGTGGTGGGCAAACACAGACAGGAGCCGCTCCGCAAATGTCACAACAGCAAATTGATGCGCTTAATCCTCCAACATTTAGGCGTTTAGACGCTTCGAATCCGCGTCAAGGATTTATCAACAACAACACTTACGCATAAGGGCTATATAATGGCATACGATATGACAGGAATCGAATTAGCTCGCAATGCCTCTAATAATGTGACGGCTGGATTTAAAGAAGGGCAACAACGAAATATTATCGAGGATATTCTTTCCGATGCGCAGCAGTCCGGGGACGTTGATCAATTGCAAAAGTCTTTGGGAAAGATCCTTTCTCAAGTTGAACCTTCCCGGCAGCAAGCGGCTATTCAAGTTATTGAAGGGATCGCGCAGAATATGCAGCGCAAAAAGCAGAGCACGGCATTGCAAGATGTTGGCGTCAATCCTAATTTGCCTCCTAAACTGCAAGAAGCACAATATAATACTAACTTATCGAATCAGCGTGCGGCGGCAATCTTAGGTAATGGTGGACAACTACAGCAACCGCAAGGCGGTCAACTTCCTACAGCGCAGCCAGGAGCGCCGGGACAAAATGGACAAAACCCCGGATTTGGTGGTTATGGTGATCTTTCCGATCAACAGTTGATTGCCTTAACGGGACTTGCTGAACATAAAGAGCCTGCTAAAGCAGAATTAAAGCGAAGAGAAACAGCACGCAAACCGACAAAAAGAGATGAGAAGCGTCAAGAGAAAGTTGATGATTATATCGAAGAAATGACTAAGACAGCTCCTCGCGTCAAAGAAAGCTTAGCCCACATCAAACGTATGCGTGAATTATCTCAGAACCTTACAGGATTGGTAGGGTATGGAAAAGCAGCTATTGGGTCAGCTGATGCTAAGGAATTCAACGCCTTAGGAGCCATTTCTCTTGAACCAGCAATCAAGGCTTTATTTCCGCGTGGTACGATTGCACGTGAAAAATTCAACTTTTTGAAAGATGCATTGGTTCCTACCGCTTCTGAAACTTTTCGTGGGCAACAAGGAAAATTGAATGCCCTCGAATCATTTATGACGGCAGCAGAAGCTCAAGTGCAAAAATTTGAACGTCTCTATAATCAATATGGTGCTGATATTCCTTTTGAAGAACTGCACCGATTAGAATTAGAATCGGAAAATCTGGTCAATAGTGCGATTTTGTCAGACATTGATCAAAAAAAAAATGAAGAATCCGGCGCTATAGCTCAAGAGCAACCTTTACAGCCTCAGGAATCGAATCAACAACTTCAACAAGGTCAGCCTATTGGCCAATCTCAGCAACAGCAGCCAGAGTCTTTAGAATCGTCCGATGACCGCAATCTTTTACAACGTCTCAATGATTATCAAACCGATCGCGCAGCTGAGCAATGGAATGCAATCGGAAGCGGTGCGCGTGGTGTAGCAAAAGCCGTTGGTGCAACAGGTGATTTTGCTACTTGGTTAGGTAGTTTCCTTGGTGATAGCGTTCTTTTTCATGGTCTTGCCGGTGAACTGAAAAAGAACACAAAAGAAATTTTCGGGAAAGAGATGAATCTTGAACAACTTTCCGAAAAGGCTTTTGATTATATCACTAAAGATTTGGGTGTTCCTAAAGGGAAAGTCGCAGAATATTTTCAATCTGCTTCTAAGGTGGGCACAGAATTTGGACTATTCGGAGGAGGGCCGGCAGCAATAGAAGGAGCCATTTCTGGAATTGCTTTGCAATCTGCGCATGATGCAGATGCCGGACCATTAGCTGAATTAGGAGCGGTATTTTTAGGGCCTATTGCAGCTAAAGGGCCAAAGTTCTTAGAGTTCGCGCAAAACGTAGCTAAAGATCCTCAAGTTCTTTTGAAAATGGGAAAAGATTTTGTCAATTGGGTTAAAGATGTTCCCGGCAAGCTAAAAGAAAAATTGCGTGAACCAGCAGCAAAAGCAACGATCGAACAATTGGAATTGAAGCCTAGTCAAATTAAAAAGACTGGCGAATTGCGTACAAAGACAGAAGGAAAACAGCCACTTAGTGAAGTTTTCAATAATGAGCACGTCAATGCAATCGAAGCAAAGATGTCTCAGTCTCCGGAAGGCGCAAAAATTTACCAGCCTTTATTTGAAGAGATTTCTAGAGAGAATTTTAACAAGTATGAAGAGATTTTGGCTAATAGCGCTCGAGCAGAGCCAAGAAATTACGTTCATAATTTTGATACTCCTCAGGCTCATAAAGAGCTTACGGAAGAATTCTTTCAAACTGTTTTTCAAGAGAATGCAGCCACAAAGGCTCAATTCCGCACGGAGTTTGGCAATCTGACAAAGGCACGCCCTAAAGATGCCCGTATTGATTTAACGCAAACAAATCGAGCGATTAGAGCTATTGATTCGGGTATCCAAGAACTGCAAAAAGGAGGAACCATTCCGAAAGATGCGGAACCAATCAGATATCTAGAATCTCTCAAAGAACGGTTAACGGAATTGCCAAAAGAGCAAGCTGAAAAAGTATCCAAATTAAAATCACAAGTTGAAGCAGGTAAAAAAGAATTAACAGCAAGCAAAGAAAAATACAACGCTCCTAAGGGGCAAATTGCCTATAAACCTCCGGGAACAGATGAAAGACTAGCTAAATTAATATCTACAATTGCAAGAGATGAAAAAGAGATTGCTCAATTGAGCAAAATAGGCGCCCGCGTTGAAGAAGTCGAAAAAGGCTTTCGCAAGATCAATAAAGCATTGAATTGGGAAAAAGCTTTTGAATATAAGGATTTACCCCGTTTGAAACTGAAAGGTATCTTTAGTGATATCTTGGAAAATGGGTACGGAAAGACGAATCCAAAATATGCTAAGGCATTTAAGACAACAAATTCTCAATATTCTAGTATGTCAGATACCATCTTATCCGATATGGTTTTTGATTTTCTTCATAGTGAAAACCCTGAGATGGTCAAAAAATGGCTTCAAACAAGCCCAAAAAGCGTTGCGGATTTTGATCGATTGACAGCAAGTACAGGCAATCTCTTTTTTCAGAATTTAGGAAAAACACTTAAATCGGCCACCGCATATGAAATGACGGTACCGAAAATTTTCACTAAAGATTTCCGGGTAAGACCTAATCCCGGACGGTTCACTCCTAAAGACCAACGCATTTTACATTCACTATTGGGAGATGCAGCCTATAACCGTTTTGACGCTCTGCAAAAAGTCTTTGCTAAAGATGCTAAAAAGTTTGATGCCTACCTCAACAAAAGCAATACGTATACTCAGCTTAACCAAGATGCCAAATTGCTAGCAAAATTCACAGGTTTTTGGGATTTGGTCAAAGGAATGGCTTCTATCTATTCTGGTAAATTTTCTATGGGATTAAAGAAGGGAGCCGTTGCAGGAGGGAAACTTGCTTATGGTAAAAAAGATAAGATTTTATCGCATTTACTTACTGATAAAGATTTCCAAAGTGCCCTTATAAAGGTTGTTAATGAAACTCAGAAAGCTAAACCAGATTATACAGCTTTAGAAAATCTTGCTAAAATCGTGAAGAAACGAGGACTTCCCATTCATGATGTCATTGAAAAGGAAAATCAGCGTTAATTTTTTATATCTTCCCTATATCTTCTTTGAGCTTTGCTAATTGAGCGTCAAAGGCTTTATTCATCAACTTTGACAAGCTCAAATGCGTGAGAACGGCCATGATCTTCATCGATTCATACGTCCTTCTCTGCATTCGAATTGTCGTCACTACAATTTCGTTTTTATCTCTGTTACTTTTCATTATATGATACTTTTTCCTTTTTGTCAATGAATACGAATATATCACTTATTTTATTGACACCTTAGTTTCTTCGATCTTTTTTTACGATCCTTCAGGCACGGTAAAAATAAAAACTTAAATCGAGGACAATCCGATGCCAAAATTCCCTAATCCATCCGGTTATGCAGGAAGAAAATCAAATCAACACCTTAGCGGTCAATCACGATTTGCTACAGCCGCTGAATCAGCCGACGGCACAGCAACTGATCTTGTTATTTCACCTGCAACACTGTCTTCAGCAGGGGATCTTTTGATTCCTGATGCAACGACAGTTATTAAAGGCAAGGCGCGTTTTGCTACACCAACGGAAGCCGCAGCTGGTATAGCAACGGATATTTTTGTTAATCCGGCAGCTCTTGCCGCGTTGGTTCTTGCTGGCTCGGTAAACTGGTCGGAAACGGTTTCCGGTATCGGGCAGCTTGCTACTCAGGCCGAAACGAATACAGGGACGGATGACAATACAGCGATTACTCCGCTTAAGCTTAAGACTAATTTGACGACACCTCCGGCCATTGGAGGATCAACACCGGCAGCCGGATCGTTTACAACGCTTACAGCGTCTTCCACTGTCACTTTCACTGGTGGAGTGCTAAATCTTGGCACCGATAACGCTGCTAATGCTCTTAATATCGGTTTGGGAACAGTCGCAAGAGCTATTCATGTCGGTGATTCGGCAGCTGCTCACGTCATTACGATTGGCTCAACAACTGGTGCTGCATCAATCACAGAACTCGTTGGAACGGGTAATTACTCGCTTGATGGAGCCGCAACATCCACTTACGCATGGGGAGCTTCCACAACCACAGGAACATTTACTTTCGGTGGAACCGCACAGACGGGGACTATCACTCTAGGAAGTTCTTCTGGCACAAATATTGTGGCTATCGGAGCCGGAACGGGCGCGACCACAGTGAATATCGCTGGTGGTGCTACTTCAGCCAAGGCTGTAAATATCGCCACGGGAGCCGTTGCCAACGTGGTTATTATTGGTAGTGTTACCGGCGCAGCATCGCTTGCGCTTAAAGCTGGTACAGGCAACTTCTCCTTAGATGGGGCTGCAACGACAGGTTATAGTATTGCTCCGAGTGTCACTTCGGGAACAATTGTTATCGGCGGAACAGCTGGAACAGGAGCGATGACTTTCGGAAGTTCTTCAGGCACTCAGATTGTTAATCTGGGTACGGGTGAAGGGGCAGCTACCGTAAACGTGGCGACGGGCGCAACATCCGCTAAAGCAGTCAATATCGGAACAGGCGCCGTTGCTAACGTGTTGATTCTAGGCTCTACTACTGGCGCCGCTTCTATGGCTCTTAAGGTGGGTACTGGTCACTTCGTGTTGACTACGGCAGCTACTTCAAACATCACAATAGGTGCAGCTCAAACCACAGGCACAACCACGATTGGTGGCACAGCGCAGACAGGAACGATTACTCTTGGCTCCTCAAGCGGAACAAACATTCTTGCTTTGGGTGTCGGAGAAGGTGCAACCACGGTTAACATTGCAACAGGAGCGACAAATGCCAAAGCGGTCAATATCGGAACGGGTGCGATTGCTAACGTTCTTACATTGGGTAGCGTTACTGGTGTTTCTTCTATCTCGTTGCTCGTAGGTACAGGTAATTTCTCATTAGATGGTAACGCCGCTTCTGTATATGCGTTGGGAGCTTCCACGACTACAGGAACAGTGACGATCGGCGGCACAGCACAGACCGGCACAATGACACTCGGTTCTTCAAGTGGAACGAACATTGTGGCTATCGGTGCTGGTGAAGGCGCTACTACTGTGAATATCGCTGGTGGTGCTACAGCAGCTAAGGCTGTGAATATTGCCACGGGAGCAGTCGCTAACGTCACAACAATCGGAACAGCGACGGGAGCAGCAGGGATCAACTTGATTGGGGGTTCGGCGCTTGTGAAGGTGTCCAGCTCTCACTTCCAGATTGCGACCACAGGTAAAGGGTTGCAGATGAAAGGTGGCGTCGTAACTGATATGTGCGGAACGGGCGTATTGACAGCCGGAACGCAGACGATTGCCAACACTAACATTGCAACGGGTGATTTGATCTTGATTTCAAGGATCGGTGCGGCCGCTTCGACGACGCTCGGCGTGCTAAGTTACACGATCAGTAATGGTGCGAGTTTCACCGTAACCTCCTTAATCTTAGGGACACCCGGTTCAACTCAGACGGGCGACGTGTCAACATATTCCTATATGATTGTCAGACCTGTTTAAGCTGTTCAAATTTGGTCTCTTAGGTTATCTTTCGCGAGATAGCCTAAGGGCATTAAATTAAATAGCAAAACAAGGAAGAGTAAAATGGCAGAATTAAAGCAACAACAAGATACGTTCCTAGAAGCAGTCGTCGGGGCAAACACATACAAACTCCTTTGCAGCGGTGAATCTCCTTTGGGCGAATTGCATGATGCTATTCAACAATTCAAGGGATATTGCATCGATCGCATGGTTGAAGCTCACAAAGCGGAACTAGAGCAAATCGAAGCGCAGAAAGCTAAAGATGCAGAAGCACAGCTCGAAGAGCCAGCACCGCATCAAGAAAATTTACCGGAAGCGCCTGTTGAAGCACCAACAGAAGTGCAACCAGAATAACATCCTATGGGGGAACAATGGCAGCATTAGCAAGTTTTGATACACTGAGAAGTTTAAATTTTTCTGGAATTTCGGCTGCTTATGCTGCTGTTGGTTCCCCTACTACACATCCCATTAGAGCGGTGTGCATTAGCAATAATACACATGGTGACATGCTATTTTCAACAGATTCCTCTATTTCAGCCGGGCAATTGTTTGTGGCGGCAGGGAGCTTTAAACTGTTCGATATTCAAGCAAACATCAATCCTCAATTCGATGATAAATACACGCTTCCTGTAGGCGCGCAATTTTATTGCAAACAACTAACGGCTCCTGTTGATGGCGATGTCTATATTGAGTGCTTGCGCTAATGGGTTTTTTGAATCGAATGGATCTTGTCAAGCAATTTGAACTCGTGGTGAAGCAAGAAATCAAGAACCATCAAGATTCGATTCTTCAGACAAATTTAGCAATTAATGCATTGAATACGCGTCTCGATGAACTGCAAAACAATCTCAATCGGGTATCTTCTACTCACGTTTCCCATATGGCCTTGCACAACAGCAGTTTTCTTGAAATCGAGAAAAACTTTCGTGTCTTAGAGTCCAAGATCTATGCTGAAAATGCGGAATCTAAGGGCTATCATGAAGAACATCAAGAAAAGCTAAAAAAGGTAGAAGAGCATGCTAGGGACTTTTTTGAAAATGTTGAGTGGCTTAAAGCAACGATCCATTCGCTTTTGTCTGCGAACAATGAAAGAGATGGGCGAATTGATGGAATTTCTCGATCTATAGCCGATGAAATCGAGCGTTTAGGGCTTCAATTCGCAGAAAAGTTGCAAAAAACAAAGCAAGAATTGCTCGATTTGCCATCGGAAGCTCAGCAAGTCAAAAAAGAACTCGAAGAAAAAATGCATGATCAAAAGATTGATTTCTTAGGGTGTATGCGTGAGATCGAAGTTGGTAAAAAGACCATCTTCATTATAGAAAAACATATCGAGAATCTTTATACACAGATTCAACGCTCAAAAAAGTAGGAGTGCCTCGTGTCCCAAGCAGGAACAATCGACATCGAGAAGGCCAATCCAACGATTGCCACTTCTTACACCTCTGACAGCGGGACGGCTGTTCCGATTCTCAATAATTTAGAGATTCTTGGCGGCCTAGGCAATACCACTTCAGCCTCGGGAAAAACACTCACGATTGATTCAGTACTGACCCTTTCAGGTAATTCTGGTGGAGCGATCAACTTTTCCAGTGATAACTGGAATGTTGTTGGCGATGGCAGTGTCACCACTTCTGGGCTAGGCAGTACATTAACAGTCAAGCTCCAAGGTCTTGATCAGTTTTCTTTACTTGTAGGCGCCAACACAACTACGATTGGCAAGATTGCCGCCATTCCCCAATCAGGCATTCCTTTGGTGTCTAAAGGCAATGGAGCTAACCCGGCCTATGATATAGCTCAGGTTATTGGCGGCGGCACAGGATTAGCCACATTGCTCGCCAATTCTCTATACGTAGGCAATGCCGCTTCTCCACCTACAGCTGTGGGTGTTGGTGCTAATGGAACGCTTTTGCAAGGTTCGGGAGCCATTCCTGCATGGACAACGGCGACCTATCCAGCAACCACCACGATCAATCAGATTCTTTATAGCTCGGCAGCCAACACAGTCACAGGTCTTGCCACGGCAAATAGTGCCGTGTTAGTGACAGGAGCAACAGGAATTCCTTCTCTCCTAGGATCGATGACGGATGGCCAATTTCTTATCGGATCGACAGGGGCTATTCCTGTTTTGGCAGCGCTTACGCAAGGCGCTGGCGTCACCATCACTAATGGAGCCGGAAGTGTTACTATTTCGGCAACAGGTGTCACATGGAATACAGTAACTGCTGCCAGTCAGACGATGGCAGTTGGTAATGGTTATATTTCTAATCGAGCCGGTCTTATTACGTATTTATTGCCAGCAACAGCGATTGTTGGGGATGTTTTAGCTGTTACAGGTATCAACACAGCAGCCGGTTGGATCATTACTCAGAATGCCAATCAGCAAATATTTTTCGGTACGGGTCAAACAACACTAGGTGCCACTGGAAGTTTATCCAGCACGAATATTCGAGATACCGTTTATCTTGAATGTGTGGTTGCTGGTGCAAGCACGGTTTGGAACGTCACTGATGGGGTAGGTAATATTGCCATTGATGGAACAACAACGACCATTAATGTATGCAATCTGGCAACAGGAGCACTTGGTACGACTCTTATCGGTCAAGGAGCTTCAGTAACTCCTGTATTTTCGGCGACATTATTGTTGTCAAGCTCAAGTTTAGCGCCTTTAAATCTTGTTAGCACTGATGCAGGAGCGACAGCCGGTCCGATCATCGACATCTATCGCAATTCGGCTAGTCCCGCAGCATCGGACATTATCGGCCAGCTTACATTTTCAGGCGCATCTTCAACGGCTGTTAAGCGCACTTATGCGAGCATTCAAGCAAACATTACCGATCCTGTAAATGCTACAGAAGATGCGACGATTACAAGCACAGTGATGATTGCAGGAACAGGAACGATTGTAAGCACTTTGACAGGGACAGGCTTTAACTCAACGGCAATTGGAGCAACAACACCGTCTACCGGATCGTTTACAACAATCAATAATAATACAAGCGCTGGAAGCGCTTTAACAGCGGCTACCGTAACAACACCAAGCGCTACAATAACCGGTGGTACGATTGATAATACTATTATTGGTGGATCAACAGCCGTTGCAGGAACATTCACGGCGGTCACATTAGTCTCCGCAGCAGCATTGACATCTCTTACTATGAGTACGACAGATGGGGGCGCCACTGCCGGTCCGATCATCGACATCTATCGCAATTCGGCTAGTCCCGCAGCATCGGACATTATCGGCCAGCTTACATTTTCAGGTGCTTCCTCGACAGCGGTTAAGCGCGTGTATGCCAGCATTCAGGCAAATATAACTGATCCGGTCAATGCCACTGAGGATGCAACGATTACAAGCTCTGTGATGGTGGCAGGAACGCCGACAGTAGTCAGCACGTTGACAGGCACGGGCATTAATTCTACAGCGATTGGAGCGACAACCGTTTCAACAGGCGCTTTCTCGACGGTATCCGCAACAGGCGTAATCACTTCTACATTAGCGACTGGAACAGCGCCTTTTACAATTGCTTCAACAACAAATGTTGCGAATTTGAATGCTTCTTCTTTGGGAGGTGCGACCTTTGCAGCGCCGGGGGCAATCGGCGGAGGAACGCCGGGAGCCGCTACGTTTACGACTCTTACAGCCGTTGGCACGACAAACATCAATGCAACTGGTGCAGCAACGACGAGTATCGGCACAGGCGGCACAGGTGTTGTCAACATCGGAAACGCAACAGGCAATACAGCCGTTACAGGAACACTCACGGCATCGGCAAATATCACCGCTTCAACGGGTGGTGTTACAGCTACGGCTGGTGATGTGACAGTCACATCCGGCAATCTTGTATTAAGTGCTGGTACGGCGACGATCACAGGCGGTGCAACGCTTACCACTATTACTACAAGCACAACGGATGGTGGAGCGACAGCAGGACCGATCTTTGATGCGTATCGTAATTCAGCAAGTCCAGCGGCGGCAGACATTCTCGCTCAGAAACTTTATTCGGGTAATTCATCGACGGGTGTAAAGCGAAATTACGCTTCGATCGAAGGCAACATCGTTACAGCAACTAACGCCTCGGAAGATGGATCGATCACTTTCGGGACAATGAGTGCCGGAACACTTGCGACACGTGCAACTATTGATAAAACATCTGTACGATATGGCAATAATTCCCTTGGATATGATCTTAATCTGGCCATATCTTACGCTTCAAATACGTTGACCATTCAGGGAAGATCGGCTGCATTATCAGCAACGAATCCGGCATGTATTTGGATACAGGATAACTCAACACCCGGACTTGGAAAACTTTATACAGTCACTGCTAATCAAACATTTATCGATTCTACGGGCGCTTCTCAAATCATTGGAAATTTACTAGGCATGACCACAGGAGTCGCTGTTACGGCTGATATCCCCATATACGTGTATGCGTGTACTGATGGAACATCGATTACATTTGGACTTTCAAGGGTTCCTCACATGGCGGTTGCTCCTGTTGTGGCAAATATTGGATCAAGTGCTTCTGCTACTGCTGATACACAAGGATCATTATTTCTTTTAGCAAACGTAACAAGAGCAAACTATGCAGGGCTTCCAGTGTTGCTTGTCGGATCATTTAGAATGCGTATGAATACCTCAGATGATTGGGCTGTACAAGCTTTAAGTACAAGTGATGGTGTTGGTCAATTTCAAGAAGGGGTTATATTTACTACACCGTCTGGACAGTTTGGAGCTAATTCCGGAACTTATTGCCTTCCAAATGGTGGAACGGCACCGGTATGGACGACTAATAATTCTGGCTATCATATTAATCGTAGTGGACGTGTGCATCTAGAAATGTATATGAATGGAGATGGTGGAACAGATGGATCAGGTGCAGTTAATTCAACGGTAGCCATCCCATTTATAGCATCAAATGATACGGCTACTGGTGGTACGACATTGGGATATGGTTTACAAATTCAAGCCGCTGGAACTCAAACATTTTCATATTTAAATATATCTCCTAATGCAAATACAGTGGCTTTGGGATTAGCGGGTGTAGTAACTACATGGGGTGCATATACAAATGGAAATAGAAGAGCATGGTTTCAAATGGATTATGTAGCAAGTTTAAGTGTTTAAGGTAAATTATGGATGCAAAAAAAAGAGCCGCATTTCTGGCAGAACAAGAGCGATTGAAAAACATTCCTTTAGAACTTCGTGACAAATCATTTGAAGATGCCAAGGTGCAAGCAATGCAAAATATTTGCTCAGCATGTGATATGAAAGGTTCGTTACTTGCCCGTTTCCAAGAAGCGCAAATGCTAGGTGATGATGCATCACTTAAACAGATTCAACTTGAGGCACAGGCATGGAAACGACGTGAAACACGATTACTCGCTAAACTTGATAAATGCGAAACTATTGAAGATATGGGCAAGCACTTAGGTTCGATTGGTGGTAAATTGGAAGATATAGACTTAAAAATAGGCTAAAATCATGAAGAAGTTTTTGTTTTTGATGGCTTTCGCGATATCCTCATGCGCAGGATATAAATACAATGAGGATAACCTTGGTGAAGAGTTGACCGAATTGGCGATCAAGATGGAAACGGGTCAAGATTTGGACTTGTCTCCCGCGACTCCTGAAAAAGGCTTTAGCCCAAAGAGCCTTTATCCTGTAGAGAAAGAGGCCAACACTCCATCGGAAAAGTAAAGGCCACGCAACGAATTGCGCAGCCTCTAGATTTTTCAGCCATCGCCTAAGCCTAAGCCATAGCCTGAGCCTGAGCCTAAGCCATAGCCTGAGCCTGAGCCATCGCCTGAGCCTGAGCCATCGCCTGAGCCTGAGCCTGAGCCTAA